GGCTACTTCAGTGCCGCCAAGCCATAAGGTTCGGCCTGATGTAAGCACCTTGCGGTCTAGCATCAGCTGTCGTAGTTCAGCAAGCTCTTCTCTATTACCGTCGTTACTCCACTTGGCTCGCTCCCAAAGCCATGCTTGATGACCAATGACACGGTCAACTGTTTGTTCCCAAGATTCAAAGCCGCCTTCTATAAGCGGTCGGTTATATGTGCGTCGTGTAATTACTTGTGCACGGAGAGATGGTGTGTTTGTTATTTGTTGCATTCGCGTTCAATGAGGTATTCGATGTAATGTTTGCACTTGCGTAGATCCTCAACACCGCCCTTGTATGGGTAGCGCAGGAGATATTTAAGTGCGTTGCCTTGCCAGAAGTCGAGTTCCCACGCTTCAATGATTAGCCACGGCTGCATGGCTTTGTCTTTGTCGTTGTAGTGAGAGCCGCCTACCTGATATGTGGTGGATTCCATAGGATTACTTCTTGAGTTATTGGGTTGAAGTCGGAGGCGCGGCAGATACGTGCGACTCTTGCTTGTTGGATGGCTGCTGATTCAGGAAGCTTTGCTTTGGCAAATGCCTTAACGATCACAGCCCACATTTCTTCGTAAGAAAGACCTTCGAGTAACCTTGCTGCACTGACTGGGCCGATGCTGGGACACCCTGCGTAACCATCGGTCGTATCGCCTGTCAGGGTCTGGAAGAAGTGGTTGTAGTTAGCTTCGTCTTCGATGACACGGGACAACTGGCGGGTGGTCAGGTGGTAGTGGTCACCCGGCACTGTCTTCAGATCCTTGTCGAGGCTGATGATCAACGCAGGAGCCATCGTTGTCGATAGGATTCCTAGGATGTCGTCACCCTCAAGCCGTGGGATAGCTAACGTGGTGTAGTTGTCTACAAGGTACTGACGCAGGAACGGCAAGAGGATCGGCTTACGAGTCTTCTTCCGGTTCATCTTGTACGTAGGTAGTACATCCACACGCCAGTTGTTGATACTGGTCAGTGCCATCAGTAAGTTGTTTACACCTGTCACTTCCTTGATGGTTGTGATGGCGTTCTCAAGATGAGCGATAGCTTCATTCTCAAAAGCATGGAGAGTCCACAGACCGTTACCCCAATCAAAGGGTTGCTCTACTGCTGCGGCTGCTTGATAGGCGATGATGTCGGCATCGACCAACCCTGTAATTGTTGTTGTCATTTGATAAGGTATTTAGAAGCCACGGGGAACGCAGCTTCGATATGGGTTTTGATAAGACGGGCAACGTCGCCAGCTTCTTCTTGTGCGCCCTCACCAAGTCTTAGGTTGACCATGTCAGTGAAGGCTCCAAGCGATCCACTCCAGTACCAAGAGGTCATCATGTTCTGGGGGAGGATCATCCGGGCTTGCTCAGGACACACACCACGCTCAAGCAATGCGTCGAACTCAATCAAGAGTTGAAGCACCGCATTGGTTGGTGATGAACTACCAAGGTCTGCTGGCTGGTCACTACTGCCCTGCTTGACATTGGCTGCACGTTTTCTCCACACCTTTGGGATGTAGATGTCTGGCTCTGTATCGACGTAGCGGCGTGACACTTCGTTCCATACGAGGAACTTGTGCTTGACCAACTGACGTGCAACAAAGAGCGGTGCGGTCACACGGAACTGTAGGAACGCATGGTTGAAGGGTGACGTGTGGTTGTGCAAAGCTAAGTAGCGGAGCAGCTTCTCGTCTGATAGCTTTAGGAACCCGTTCTCTAGCTCGGACTCTTTCTCAAAGCTCACACGGGCGGCGTTCACGATAGTCAGGTCTGTACCAAGCTTGTCTAGGAACTGGACTTTTGGTGCACTGACAATCATTGGTAAACCGTACCCTCTGGTACTTCTTCGTCGTCCCCCTCCAACAGCAAGTCAACCATCTTTATTAATGAGATGGTGCATGTCTGGCAGAAGGTGACGGGTCGGATACCAAACTCAGCTTGGATCCCACCTTCATCTTTTAGGCTGAAGGTATCGGTACACAGGGTGCACTTATTTCTTTTTGTTGACACGGGGAGCCTGTACTTTCTTGGTGGTCTCTGCGATGTACGCAAGCAGACTTGGGTTGTCTAAGAACACACCAGCTAAACCTGTACCCATCATGTGGACTACGGTCTCTTCGGCGTCTTGATTTTGAAAAGGGACATTCATCACATGACAGATCGCATGCAACAGTTCATGGAGGACGGTATCCAACTCTTCTGCTGGTGTCATGCCCTCAAGAATGGTGATTGAGTTGCCTACAGATCTACACAGCCCAAGGGTGTTGGATTCAAAGTCGTCCTCAAGGAACTTCACTTCAAAGGGTTTACCGAAGATTCGGATGCTTGTTAAATTAGTCAAAGGTAGTTCTCGTTTTTAAGGGTTGTGAGTGCAAGCGCAGTACAGCGCCATGTCTTTCCAAATAGCTCCTTCCCCTCCACAGTTGTCAGGTAACCAGTGCTTGCCAGCAGCGCGATGTGAACCGCGTTGCGTCGTGCAAAGTTAGACTGGACTGTGAAGGGGGTTAGGTATGCTTGCTTTAGAACTTCGGGTATTGACATCAATGTGTCTCCGCCCAGTTCTTTCCGATCTTTGCTTCGCCAGCCGTGGCGCATCGGAAGTTAAATGCCAGTCCTGCTTGGACTGCTTGTTCGCAGCAGACCTTGGCTACGTACTCGGCTATCTCTAGAGTCCTACAGCCGTGCTGGGTCTCATCGTGTGACCAAGCACACAGCACGTAGTCGCCGTCCCACCCGTGCTTCAGGGTCTTACTAAGCTCTTGCTCAACCAGCACGATCCACTTCTTACAGAGGACTGCACCAGCACCCTGAAGGAGTGCGTTGAGAGAACTGAAGGCTGCACGTATGTGAATGGTTCTGCCATCCAAACCGATTAACTTCTTCTCGTTCTCTGCCTTTAAGACAACAGCATTGCGGAGTTCTTTGATGGATGGGTTAGCTTTCAGGAAGCGAGACTTTATCTTGCGTCCTTCCTTGTCCCCACCACCAACGATGTTGCCGACCAACTCATCACCGCCGCCGTACAACCAAGCATAAATAAATGTCTTAGCCTCGGCTCGTGTTGCCAGACCTGCGGCATGTTGGTTAAGCGTGTGGACATCGCCGTTGACCACAGCCTCTGCGTATTGCCCACCATCTAATCTTGCAAGGAAGTGGGCAAGGCATCTCAATTCGAGGCCGGATTGGTCGCTCCCAACAAGGAACCAACCTTCGGGGACGGTGAAGAGGGAGCGACACTCGGTGCCATAAGGAGAGCCGCTGTTTGGGACTTGGCTAATATTGGGATAGCTATGGGACGCCCGCCCAGTAATACAGCCATTCGTCGTAACTGAGCCATGTATTTTTCCTTTGTTAACTACACGCATCCAAGCTTGTTTGCCGTTTGCGAGTTGTGATAAACGCTTCTCGACCGTTAGGTACTCGTTAAGAATTGGGCATGGCGGATACGTCAGTGAGCCGATGACCGTCTCGTCCACCTTCACTGATCCGCCATCGGTAAACACAGTCGGTGTCCAGCCGTACAAAACCATCAGTCGGTTTGCAATATGCAGACGTGAATTTGGGTTAAATACGATTGTTTGACTGCGCTTGACCGGAACCCCTGCGAGGTAACCTTTGGTTTTGTTAGCGCGCTTTGGAATGAAGTCAGGGAGTGGGGACTCCCAAGATCCGAAGAACGTTTCAAGCTCAAGCTGTAGCTCTGACTGGCGCTTCAGTAACTTTGTGAATAGAGTTACTGCTGCGGCTTCATCAAAACAAAAGCCGTTGCGCTCCTGCTGTGCAATCAACCACGCTACTTCATGCTCAAGAGTGAGTGCGGTCTTCGGATAGTTCTTTGACTTAATCTTTTCCCAGAGTTTTGTGGTGACCTGAACGTCCTGAATACAGTAGTCAATCATGTCTTGGTTCACTGTTTCCCAACCTCCGGCATACTCTCCCTTCATCTCGCCCAGCCTGTAGCCGAATGCTTCTAGTGCGAAGCTTCCGAAACGTTTGCCGGGCAGCTTACCTTGGCGGAGTAAACCCGCATCGGTGTCTTTGATGTTTGTCCAGATTAGACGTGCAGCGATCAGTGTGTCGAACACCTTTGCTGGGTCAATCTTGAATGTGTGGGGGTACAGTTTCTGGAGAACGGGGATGTCGTACTTGATCACGTTGTGTCCCCCAATGAGGGGGGCATCCATGATGCTTCTGATTCCGGTCTCTAGATCACCGGCAAGCGAAGAGTAGATCCGCGCTTCAGATGTCTGTGTATCGTAGGTTGCGATGCAGTGAAGAGTGCTGACTTGATCTAATAGTCCGTTGGTCTCTAGGTCAAACAGTAGCATCTAGTGAATACTCTGCGTAGCTTGAGAGCGTGACAGGGTGGATGCGTCGTCGCATGGTGATACGGTGATTAGCTATACGCAGCTTTGCGATAACGGCGGTGAGGTTTGCGATATTGTGGTCAACCCAAGCTTCGCGGCGGGTGATTGAACCAGCCAAAGTCATGTGGGTCACAACTGCTAGTTGTTGATTAGAAATCTTGTTGTACTGTTTCATCTTTGAACTCCGATTTAGATATAGGTTTGACTGTCTCGGATAGCCGACCAGTCACTGGGTCGTAGGCAAGGTAGATCAATGAGCCAGTTGCTTGGCCTGTGAATCGATCCTTGAGAACGCGAAACGTTGTTGTTGAACTAATTAAGGGATCTTCGTGTTGCTGGTCTCTCTCAAGACCGAACATGAAGTAACTCCAGAAGCCTATGGATCTGCTGCCCTTGAAGTTTTTGATAGAGACCCTGCCGCCTTCCTCATGGCTGCGGCCTTCTGATGGTGTGGACAGGTGGGAAACGAAGGTGATTACGACCTGTAGGGCGTTAGCTAAACCCGCAAGTTCCTTCATAATTTTTTCCAAACTTTCGCGTTCGGATTCTGTGTTCGCCATCGCTGTCAGGTGATCCACATAGAAGAGTTGGACACCTTCAGACACCGCTAGGTATCTGATCTTTGCTTTGACAACTGCCCAGTCTGTTTCACCAAACGAGTTGTACATGTACAGATATTCATCAAGCCCCTTGGCGGTGCTTATGAGTTCCTCTGTTGTCCAGTCCTCGCCGGGTACATGGAAGCGTTT